ATTTTTTTTTCATCCGAGCGAAGCGAGGATGGGAGTCTGCCGAGAGCATACCCCCGGCGGTATCAGGGCTCAATCCCCCTCGCGTCAGCCCTTGGATCCGTAGCCTAGTCCATTCTCCCAGGTAGACTAATTCGCTATGCGAAAATGCTCGACCTGCCTGCAATGTTCCCGCTGTAATTAGAGCATAGGCAACGAGCGCAAGTCAATCACAATACACCCCCTACCCCAATCTTTTATGAGCCTCATTTGGCATGAGTTTTGCTGCTCAACCTAGCGGGATGTGCACTCTAAATTTAACTCCTATTCTATTTTGGGTCCCCTTTTTGAGCCTCATCCTTCAGGTCCTTCCTGAATTGAAACGCTCTCTGCTTGCAGACTTGGGAGCAATAGAGTTGATTCTTTCTAGGGAATCTCATTACTTTAAAGTCGAAAGCGCAGAGACATTCAAGTGTAAAGTTTTTTCTCTCGACTCTAGGCCAGAATTGTCTACCCGATTTATTTTCTCTTGGTTTTCTCTTAATAACCCGTTTTTCCTTTTCTACTGGACCTAGAGAACCTCTATAATTGAGTCTTTCCTTGATTATCTCTTTAAGAACTAAGGAATTCTTAATAAATACTCCTAGAGATTTAGAAACATCATCTAGATCAGACGGAGACCATTTAGGGAGGATTAGATACTTCCCATATTTTTCCTTTAGATAACTCTTAATGTATTCTCTTCGTTCTTTAATAGTCCAAAATCCGCGGGCTCCAAGAGCAGAGTTACATTCTCTACAAGCTGGAACTTCAATGAAAGGGTATTTCATTACTAATCCAGTAGAAATAATCTCCAATCTAGCAGATTTGGGTGGGACATGATCTACTGAATCACAAGTTAATCCACAATAAGTGCATTTCATAATTCTGTTTTAATCCTTGGATTCTTTTTGTTCCAAAATTCCCATTGACATTTTTGGGAACAATAGATTTTATTAGTTCTTCCAGTCTTAAAACTCTTTCCACAATTCTTACAAATTTTCTCTACTTGTTCTTTTTTGAGCATATTTTTTCTTCTTTCTATTCTAGATTTTTCAAATAGGATAGGTGTCCTATTTTGTGGACAGTGGTCGGGCAACCGGGTCAATTGGAGCCCCGAGGAACCCATTGCAAGGGCAGCAAGGGCATTGTAATCCATTGCAAGGGTTTTGTCAAGCAACTCATCGGACCCCAGCCCAACCGCCCAGGAAGGCCGCAGATCCGTCAGACTCATCCCTAGACTAGGCTTGACTTCTATACCATCCTGTGTTACCCTCCGAATGCGCCTGTTTTCCATCAATCTGAGCATTCAGTTAATCTATTAATCTAAATAGGATAGGATATGAAAATCATTATTTCGGATGATGAAGTTAAGGAAATTCCTATTCCGAAGCTTCCTATGCCTAATGTTGAGGATGGAGAGATCGTCCTTCCTCCTGAATTCATTAACGAAGGTAAACCAGGAAGGAAAGAAGGTGTTCCTAATAAATCTCAATTAGAGAAGGAACTGATAGCCCTAGATTCCCTGAATCCTAATCTTTCTCAATCTGAAGTTGCTAAGCTACATGGAACATCGGGACCCTCAGTCTCCTCGATCTCTAGAGGATTTAATACTCCTAACATTGACACTAGAACGGTTAATCATGAAGTCAGAGAAGTTATTAAAACTGCTCAGACTAGAATCGCTGAAGTCTCGACTGAGAAACTATTAAGATCCCTCGATCATTTCAATCCTGAGTGCTTAGATCAGAAAGATCTCCCAGGAGCTGCTCTTAAGCTAGCGAACGTTCTAGAAAAGACTAAGAGCGGATTTAATTCTCCCGAGCACGGCCCGAAGTTCATCGTCTATTCTCCTAGAGTTAGGGGAGAAGATACTTTTGAAGTGGTTGATGTTCAAGAGGCCGAAGGATGAGTCTCTCAGCTGATACAGTCTGGGAAGTCCGCACTACTGGCAATGATACCAATGGCGGAGCTTTCGTCACTGGAGCGAGCGGAACAGACTATTCCCAGCAAGATGCTAAGAATACTGCCGGGAATAATATCTCAACAACTGATGCAGTCTCAAACGGTTCGACTACTCTTACTTCCGCTACAGCTTCCTTCACGAGCGCAATAGTAGGAAACATCATCTACCTTCAGGGTGGAACTGGTGGTATCGCTATCGTTAGGAGACAGGTTACTGCCTTTACTAATGCTACTACAGTTACCCTTGATGCATCAGTAGCATCTAGCACCGGGATGACCATGAACATCGGTGGTTGTCTCGCTAGTCCGGGAGAAGCAGGCAGAGGAGTTCAAGCAGGGAATAAAATCTACATTAAAGCTGGAACTTATACAGTTACATCAACCAGCACTAACGTTACTAACGGATGCTTCTCTACTGGTAATGATTGCCTCTTTGAAGGATATCAGACTTCTAGAGGAGACTTAGGAACTGCTCCAGTTATTATCGCGGATGGAGTAATCACCTCCTTCACTCTAGTAAACTTCTCCAGTGCTTCCCAATACAATTGCATCCGGAACTTAGTTATCAACGGGAATAGTCGAACGAGCTCTAGAGGACTATCCTGTAACTACACTTACGCTTTCAAAGTTAAAGCCCTCAACTGTACCAACACTGGTATTAACCTTCTAAACGGTTCAATAGCAGTTAATTGCTGGGCCACCGGCTGTTCAACTCAACCTGCCTTTGCTCAATCTGTTTCAATTGCATATGCCTGTGTAGCAGAAGGGAATACTGTTACCGGATTTTCTCATGCTAACTCTCAGACTACAGGAGCTTGTGTTAACTGTATTTCCTATAATAATACAGGAGCTTCCTCAGACGGATTCTCCTCTGCTGCCTTTGGTATCTATTTCATCAATTGTATCTCCTACGCTAATGGACGTGATGGTTTCCGCTTAGCTAATGGTGGAAACTGTTGTGTGAATTCTGTTGCTGAAGGTAATACAGCTTCTGGAGCATTTGGATTCAACGCTTCATCGAATAATAGAGCAATCAATTTGATGAACTGCGCTGGCTTCAACAATGGAGCAGCAGGCTCATCTAACGTCAGCCTGGGAACTGGTGCATTCTGCTTCAGTATTAATTTCTTCACTCTTACCCAGACACCATTTATTAATGCAGCTGGAGGAGACTTCAGCTTGAATAATAAAAATGGTGGTGGTAAAGATTTGAGAAATGCAGGTTTCCCAGGTACTCTAATCAATGGAATTGTAGCGTATACCACTCCTGGAGCAGCACAATTTACTCAAGAAGGGGGACTACGCATGGTTGGCATTGGTGGACTCGCTTCTGGAGGATAGAGTAAATGCCTTACGCTGGTGACTACACTCCTTCTAAAGTAGTCTACTTCAAATTCACTACTCGCTCGTTCACTACTGGTATTCCGTTCACCCTAGCGGGCTCTCCAGCCCTTCGAGTCTATAAGGACAATGATACTGGAGAGTCGAGCGCTGGAATCACTCTAACAGTAGACTTCGATTCTAAAACCGGCCTTAATCATGTAGCTATTGATACGAGTGCGGATGGTTCCTTCTACGCAGCCGGTTCTAACTTTGATGTAGTGATTAGTGCAGGGACTGTAGATTCAGTATCTGTCGTTAACGAAGTAGTTGGTTCCTTCTCTATCTCTAAAGTAGGCGCCCTCCGTCCCACAACCGCAGATAGAACTGTAGACGTAACTGCTGGAGGTGGATTAGCTGAATTAACTACAGCAGTTGCCGATTCAGTCGCAGCTGATGGTTCTCGTCCTTCTTATGCTCAAGCACTGTTGATGATTACTCGATTCTTGATGGAGAAGTCATTAAGCGGAACTACTCTTACGGTTAAAAAGGAAGACGGAAGCACTTCTTCCATGACCTTCACTCTTGATTCAGAAACTGATCCGACTTCGATTACTAGAGCTTCCTAATCAATGAACGGACTAATACCATTAGGAATTCCCGAATCTACGATGCTCCAGTTCTTTACACTGGGGCTAGGGGTTAGTGTAGCTCCCCCGCCTGAGCCTATTACGGTAAGGGGTGGACTTCTCTCAGTAGATGTTCCTAAGACTATTCTTTCTGGTGCAGGAGATGATACCGTTAGTTCCTCCTTCGCACTTCCTAATGGTTCTACCAGGATCACCTATCAATTCATCGGAACTATCAGTGACGTTGATCTCCTTGGTTCATTAGACGGAACTCACTTCTCCGTTCTAGAGAATCAATCGAGCGCTGGAGTCTTCACCATTCAGACGAATTGCACGTTCATCGCAGCTAGGGTTAACACGGGTTCAGGAGTTTCAGCAACTATCATAGCAAAGAGAGAGAAACTTTAATGAAACTTCTAAACTTGAATATTCCTAAGCTTCTTTTTGATGAAGATACTGTCAGTGCTGGATTAGAGTCTACTCAATACGCACTTCCTGATCGAAGCACTACTCTAACCTGGCAGACTTTCTTTGGAACTGATCCAGCTTCCTGCACTTTCAAACTCTGGGGTTCTCTTGACGGAGTTACTTTCTCCATCATTGATACGAGCACTGTCGTGATTGGGGAGATTAGAACAGTTAATACTAATGTTAAGTTCATCTACGTTGAACTTGATGCAATCTCGGGCGGAGCAAGCGTTTCAGTACTTCTAGTCGCGAAAGATATCTAAGGAGAAGGAAATGAGTCAAGCTACTGTAACTGCAGCGGTTGGTCCTGGTTTAACGGCGACCGCTATCGTGATCACAGACATTGTAGATATCGATTTTGATCTTCCTGGAGAGGTTCTCTCTCTTACTTTAACTAATGGGCAGGTTCGCACTTTTGCACTTACGGGTTCTAACACGATTACTCTGACAGCGAGCGGTGGAACGTATACCCTTACGATTGCGTAAATGTGGACTCCCAGGGAACCATGATTGTTCTCAACCAATTGGTGACTTCCCTGCTAGTTGCCTTGATAGTATCTCTAGCGGGCCTAATTTGGAATACAGGAAAGAAAGTGGACCGGTTATTAGAGATAATGGGAAGCACTGATGAACCTACTTCGATGTTGGGAAGATTATTTAGACTAGAACAAGATCATCAAATGATGAAGGAAGAGTTGTTAAGAAATGGGTATAAACTCCCCTCACGGAGAACTAGCTAGATTAAGATGCACTAAGTGTCAAATCATCCTTATGATCGAGCTTCATAAGGTTAATCTTAATGGGGCTTGTCCTGGTTGTGGGATGAGAAATTTAGTTTTAGAGGTTAAGGATAATGAAAAAGTTAATTCTGCTTCTATCAATCATTCTAATTCCTAGTTCTTCGTTCTCCCAGGTTCAAGTAGGACCAACAGCTAAGATGGTCTTTAATGCTCCTACTGGGGCGACCACTGTAGCTCAGGCCCTGTCCTTCACCTATAAGCACTATATCGATAATACTACAACGGGAACTACATTTGTTCCTACTTGTTCCATCGTTCTCCTTAATGTTGAGTGTGAATCTCCACTCCCTGCTCTTACAGTAGGGAATCACAGCATCCAGATTACTGCAACTAATGTAGCTGGAGAATCATTAAAAGTTCCTGTTCCGGCTCTTTCTTTTACAGTATTAGCAGTTCCTGTTTTCCAGAGTAATGGGAATTTTAGGTTAGTAATTACTCCTGCTCCTTAATGGCCCGGATAGATCCAAAGAGTATCGGAAAAGATGAGGGATGGATTCCTAACCTAAAGCAGGAACCATTCCTTACTATTCCTTGGTCTGTAAAGGAAGCATTCTATGGTGGTGGCGCGGGTTCAGGGAAGTCTGACGTTCTTCTCTATTACCCGATCGTTCACAAGTTACATGAAAACCCAAGATTCAAACAGGTTTTCATGCGGAGGACTTTCCCAGAACTTAGAAACGAAATCGTTCCTAGAAGCCGAGATATTTATCGCAGATTTGGAGCTACCTTTAATAAGTCGGATATGGCCTGGACCTTTCCACGTGTGGATCAGATGGGAGGTTCCGGTTTAGCAAATGCAGGGGCGGTAATCTATCTAGGTCATTGTGAGAATGAAGATGACGTTCATAAATACGATTCGATGGAGATTAACCTATTTTCTCCAGACGAGCTCACTTCATTTACAGAATGGATTTATCTCTATATTGGATTTACTCGCGTTCGTACTTCTGATCCTTCCCTTCCCTCGATTATTAGAGCAGCAGGGATGCCTGGTAACATTGGGCATGGATGGGTTAAGAAAAGATTCGTAGATCCATGGAAATCTGGTGGAAAGATTATCGTTGGACGTGGAGGGGTTAAGCGGGTATTTATATTCGCAACGCAAGCAGATAATCCCCACATTGATCCAACTTATGCAGCGAGCTTAGAAGCATTACCTGAAGCAGAGAAGAACGCTAAACTTTACGGAAACTTTGATGCTTATCTCGGCCAAGTATTCGAGGAATTCCGAGATCGTCATTACCCAGATGAACCTGATAATGCTCTTCATGTTGTAGAAGCATTTGACATTCCAGACTGGTGGCCTCGTCTTCTTGTTGGGGACTGGGGCTTCCAGGCTATGACCTACGTCCTTTATTTAGCTATCTCCCCAACAGGTAGAGTTTATTGTTACAGGGAGCAGCACTTCCGAAAGATGAAGATCGAGGAATGGGCTCCCTATGTAAGAGAGTATTTCCAGAGAGAGAATTTTAAAAGGATAGTATTCTGTAAATCAGTAGGACAAGATCGAGGACAGGAACATACAATCCAACAGCAGATAGAAGATGCCCTTGGGGTTCCTATTGATTTATCAGATAATTCTCCCGGTCGGCGCATAGCAGGGAAGCTCCTCCTCCACGAGTTTCTAAGATGGAAGCAGAAGTATGTCCCAAAGAAAGAGCAAATCGAATACAACGAACTTCACGCGGCTTGGTTATATCGGAACAAAGGGGTTAAAGAGTATCAAGCATATCTGGAACTCTTTCAGCCTCCAACAGAAGAGCAAAGTATTCCAAAGCTACAAATACTTGATGGGAGGTGCCCTCTTCTTATTAATGCTATTAAGTCCTGTGTCTATGCTAAGTCCAGTGATGGAATTCCTAATGAGGATGTCGCTGAGTTTGATGGTGATGATCCTTATGATACTATTCGATATGCTTGTGACACAGCAGACAAATATTTCGCAGAGGCTGCAGAAGATTTTAAGCGACTTGAACAGCAATCCATTATTGTTGCAAATCTTCAGCGAACACAGGACTGGACCTCATACTATCGAGAAGCCTCAAGGTTAGAAACGAGCGGGAAACTAATGCCTGTAACGAGGTATAAAAGGCGATGAATATTTTCGGACGGATCTTAGAAAAGCTATTCAATTTAGAACAAAGACCGGAATGCGAGTCCTGTGCTTACTTCCGTGCTCTATTTGAACAGGAGCTCATGCGCTCGGAAAGGTTGGTTGAATCATTAGCTAAATTAGGATTGCGGGAAAGTTCTCCTCCTTCTCCTATTCCTCAATCAGCATTTCAGCCAGTTCCGAGTAAGTATACTCCTTGGTCCGTTCTTAGGCAACAATTAGAATCTGCTGATAGGAAAAAGTTTCTAGAAGAGCAACAACGAGCAGAAGCTAAGATTCAGGTTCCCAAGATTGATAAGGATGCGGAAAAAAGGATCGAGACTTTAGAGAAAGAACTTGATCTAGAAGAAGAGGATTCTGATGCCAGCAAAGTCGGGTAAGCAGTATAGGTTTATGCAAGCTGCTGCTCATGGAAGACTTAAAGGCATTGGAGATCATATAAAAAAGGGAGTAGCTAAGGAATTTATTAAGGAAACTCCTAAGGATAAGCGTAAGAAATTCGCTCGAAAGTCCTCAGATGAATAATGTTCCTAGTGAACGGATTCAACGTCTACTTAAGCAAATTGTAGATTTTGCTCAGGACGAAGATCGCTCTGTGCGGGAGAGACAAATCCGTGTCTCTAAACAACTAAAATATTTTTGGGATAATCTAACTAATGTGTGGTGGAGTGATACTGCTCACGACTGGAGAGTATGGGACCAGTCGGTATATGAGGCCTCTTACGGAGATGCTGCATTCTACGATAAGAGAATTAACGTTTTTAGAGCTTATCTCGAGTCCATTATTGCCGCTCTGTCAACAACGGTTCCTCCTCTTAAGTGCTCTCCTGATGATGCTGAAGATCCACTTGATATCACAACTGCTAAAGGAGGAGATAAAATTGCAAAACTTCTCTATAAGCATAACGACGTCAATTATCTCTGGACGCACGCATTATTTATCTATTGCACTGAAGGATTGATCTTCGGTTACAACTACGCTAGAGAAGATGAGAAGTATGGAACTTACGAGACGGATGAATACAAGAATGTTGAAGAAGATCATCATATCTGCCCCTTCTGTGGTTCTGAAATTGATGAACTATTTAATTCCCAGATTCAGGACCAAAGTAATCCCGGTCCAGAACAAGTTCCTAATCAACTCTTAGCTTCTCAAGAGTTAGCTTGTCCTAAGTGTTCAGAGTTAGTTGATCCTAGACTTCAGAAGGCAAAGATTGTAGTTCAGAAGTTAGTAGGAACTAAAACTAGTCCTAAATCTCGTATCTGCTTAGAAGCTCATGGCCGTCTATCGGTTAAAGTTTCTGTTTATGCAAAACAGCCTTCTGAATGTCCTTACCTTATTTATTCACATGAGGTAAATTATGTTGATGTCCGGGCTAGATTTGAAAATCTACGAAGCAAGACTTTTGATGCAAAAAGGTTTGGACCTGGATCTGGCGGGGTCTATGATCCCTACGAACGATGGGGTAGGCTATCGCCTGAATACCTTGGAGAGTATCCCGTCAATACTGTCACTCTCCGATACTGCTGGCTTAGACCTAATTCTTACCATTATATCACTGAGCAATCTGACGTTAACGAACTGAAAAAGCTTTATCCTAACGGATGCAAGGTAATTTTCGCAAACGATGAGTTTGCAGAGGCATACAATGAGGATCTCGACGATCATTGGACTATTGCCCGTAATCCTCTTAGTGATCATTTACATTTTCAGCCGCTGGGACTACTCCTTACCTCTATTCAGGATATTACGAACGAGCTTATCTCGCTTGTTCTCCAGACGATCGAACACGGGATTCCACAGACCTTTGCTGATCCCAGTGTTCTTAACTTTGACGCTTATAGGCAAGTAGAAGTTGCCCCTGGTATGATCTTCCCGGCTACACCTAAAGGAGGAAAAACTTTAAGTGATGCGTTCTATGAGGTTAAAACTGCTACTCTTTCGGCTGAAACTTTACCTTTCGGTCAGGAGATTCAGCAGTTAGGACAGTTTACCTCTGGTGCTCTTCCCTCCCTTTATGGTGGAAGTCAGCCTAATAGTTCTAAAACAGCTGCTCAGTATTCAATGAGCAAGAATCAGGCAATGCAAAGGCTTCAAACGCCTTGGAAAATGATTACTGCTTGGTGGAAAGATATGTTCTCCAAATCTATTCCCATGTATATCGATGAACTGGTTGAGGATGAGCGGTTTGTTGATAAGGATAGTGCAGGAAACTACATCAACGTTTTCATCCGGAAAGCTGAACTCGATGGAAAGATCGGAGATATTGAATTAGAAGCTGCAGAGAATTTGCCTCAGAGTTGGATGCAGAAGAAGGATACTATCATGCAATTCCTTCAGGCTGCTGATCCTACGGTAATGCAAGCTCTAATCTCTCCTGAGAACATCGGATTACTCGCTGAAGTAGTCGGGCTCGATGATATTCAAATGCCAGGCGAGGATGATAGGCTCGCTCAGCTAGAGGAGATCGTTCAACTGATCAACTCGGAGCCTATGATTGCTCCGGAAGTAGAACAGGCTGTTCTAATGGGAGCGGCTCCTCCAGAAATGATAGCTGAAGCTGGAATGCCTTCAGTTCCTATCGAGCCTGATGTAGATAATCACGAGATTCATGCTCGTATCTGCCGTTCTTGGTTAATCTCGGAGGCAGGGAGATTAGCTAAAGTCGAGAATCCAGCTGGATATGAAAATGTTCTCCTGCACATGAAACAGCATCAACAGATTTTACAGATGCAACAGCAGATGCAAATGGAGCAGGAAGCAGCTTTAAATTCTGAAGAAGGTCCGGGAGGGAAACCTGATAAAAAAGGAGCTAAATCAGGTAAACCCCAAAACGATAAAGTAATGGCTCCGAAGGGACCGGAACATGTTGGAT